GCTTGCTCCTTATATGTCTAATAAACGCCTTAACGCTGCTATCGTTTATAATCCTACTACTACTAACGGTTTTCCTTATAATAAAATGAGTGATCCTGTGACTGGTAAACCTTTTCACTTTAAGTCTGATTTAGTTAATTCTACTATCTGGCGTGAAGAGCTTTACCGTTTTCACACTCCGCTCTGGCAAATTTTTGGAAAGAAAGAATATCTTCCTGTTTCTGAATTGCTTGATGATAAGTTACGTACTGTTTATTGTGGTGAAACACCTTTTGTTTTTTGGCAGAAATTTATGTTGGATACGTCCGACGCTGCTTTAAAAGCTCAAGCTGATAATTTTTATAAATGTTGGTCGCGTTACGGCCATGTTAAACAATATGGTGGAACTAATCGTTTAGCTAATGCTCACCAGTTATTTTATCGTATTTTGCAGGTCTCTATTGATGAGATTCTGCATTATACTGCTGATATATCTGGTTGGGATAGATTACTTCCTATTATGCTCGATGTGTATGATGTTCGTGCACGTTTATATGGTCCTATGAATGACTTTGAAAAGAAAGTCTTTTGCTATATTCGTGATAATGTCTGTTTTGTTACTTGTGTTTTGCCTGATGGTACTCTTATAACTAAAGAAATAGGTAATGTTTCTGGTTCCGGTAAAACTACTACTGATAATACTATTGCTCATATTATGATTGAATTTTATCATTTTATTAAGATGTATTACAGAAAGTACGGTAAGTTTCCTAAGTTTCTTGATATCGTTTTAGTTGTTTGTAATTCTCTCTATGGAGATGATTCTCTCACATCTATCTATCTTCGTTTTTGGTTGCGTCATGATGATCCCTATTCTGCTGATTTTTATTTTGAACTCTACAACGAATCTTATGCTGACTTTGGTTTGACCGTTAAGAAATCTCAATTCGCTTATAATTTTGGTACTGTTGAAAATCTTGAATTTCTCGGTGTTACATTCCAGATGTCCGAATATGGTACATTTGCTGGTGCGCCCCGTTACTCAAAGATTTACACTACTGTTACTCAGGTTCTGGAAAAAGCAAACCGCCTGCCCATTGCTTATGCATCTATTTGCGCCGCTGTTGCTGTCCTCACTTGTGGTCTTTCTGATGAAAATGGTGTTCGTTTATCTCGCTTTGCTCGGGATTATGCCTATTTCCTCCATAATACTTATAATGATTCACTTCCGGCCCCTGTGCTGCACGAATTAGGCAAGATAGCGCGTGGTAGTTATCATGCAGCTAAGATAGCGTTTGGTTTTGAATCAGCCACTGTGGTTTTAGATTACCCTAAACATTTTTTTTTTTTTCCACAGTCACAACTACCACGGGAAAGGGTGGGTTTTAAAAATAATATGATGAATATTATGACAAAAAATGATAAAGAGCGTATTCGTTCTGCTGCTAAATGCAGGTTCGAGCGCTATTTAAAATTTGAACCCTCTTTCAATTTTGTTGGTTGTTTGGCGGAGTTTTGTGCTATGAACAGACTTCCACTCCCCACATATGAATTTGAATCTCGCGGTCCCCATCATTCTCTTTGTTGGGACTGTACCGTTTCTGTTACTGGTTTTGAGCCATCTTGTCTTAGATCTCCTCGACCTTGCAGTAAGTCTGATTCAAAAAATCGTGCCGCGTGGTATTATGGTCTTGTTCTTGCTAATTTACAGAACAGTATTCCTGCTAATCTTTCTCCGTCCTTTTCCAACAAACACTATGTTTCTCCTACTCCTACCGCTCCCGAAGAAGATTCTGATTACAACGATGTCTGTAATCAATTACGTAATCTTAATACTACTTCTTCTCTTCCCGACGGTTCCGTTAATATACCTGGAACACACTACTGTTATTATCCTAGTGCTTCGACTTTTCCTAGTGCTTCTTCTCCTACTCCTTCAGTTAGTCGTGTTTTCCCTTCTGCACCTGAGAAGCCAAAATCTCCTGTTACTACTTATGTTTTCGAGGAAGAAGATTTCGATCTTAATACTGAACCTCCTGCCATAAGTGCTGAACAGTTGAATTTTGCTCTGCATTTTGTACACGCTATGCGTAAATCCTTTGGAACTATTCCTCTTAAAGGTGTACATGAATCTATTCGCTTCATTTTTAGTGAAGCTGATTCTATTGCAGCTGCTAGGCTTGCCCTCATGTTTAAGGAAGGTAGTTTTAACCCATATGGTAATGGTCAAACTAGTGGCGTTACCAATATTAACGTTTTTGCCCCCAACTTTCGTACTTTGCCTGATGGTATCTACGAGGCCTATTCCACCGTTATGGTTGGTAATACCGCCCCTCGCGCTGTCTTCGGACGTGGAGGAAGCCCTCTTGAGGCTTTCGCAGATTGGTTATCTTCGGTGTCAAACCTATTTCAGATCTTCTCACCCACTAATCCCCTGGCCAATTTCATCGAGCAATTGCGAACTGTACCTTCACCGGATACAAATCATCCTCTCCACTACCTTTGGGTCGATGACAATGCACTCCATACTTTTTCTATGTTGGTCGAAGGAACATTTAATCCTTACGGGAACGGTCAACCGCCGCTCTCTCAAAAAGCTTATCTAGCCCGTAATAAACTTGCTTTTGATGCCGCTAAACTTTCTACAGCTGCTCGTATCTCGCGATACAATCAATATAAAGCTCGTTTTAATGCTAACGATCTTGGTAGTAAAGCTACTTCCTCTAATAAAGTTTCAGCTACTTCTGTTGAGACTAGAGCTATGATTCGTTCTCAGATCGGTGCTATGGCTGCTGCAAGAACTAATGCTGCACTCAAAACTCGTGACTCTCTTAGTGGAATCACTGAATGCTCCAAAGGTTATTTTGCTGCCCTTACCTGCCCATTTTATTGGGTTGATAAAGCTTGTGAGTCCTCTCTTAAGGAATTAAAGCTCCCCGAAGATGTTGAAAATCCTTGTATCCCCTTACCCCCTAACACTAAAAGTCGTAAATTTTATGCCTATACCAGAGGTTCCTTTGCTTGTACAGCCTTAGGTACTGCTGCTGGTTCTGGCTATATCGTCTTTGCTCCTTGCCGCATCGCTAATTTTTCTCCAAACGATATGCAGTCTCCCTGTATTATTACTAATAATTCTACTTTGGTTTCTGTTTCACCCCCTGTATTTCCTGGTACTATTGATACCACAGTTGCTGCTACTCCTAACAACAACATTGCTTCTCTCAATTCCGAGTATGGTAATGTTGATCTTGTTGCTGTAGGTAATCGTGCTCTCCGCTATCGGGTTGTTGGTGCAGGTCTTCGTGTTCGTTATACTGGAACTGAAATTAACCGTGCAGGTACCTTACACTGTATTGTGCATCCTAATCATGATACTTTGGCTGGTATGAGTGAAAATGATATAGGTCAGTATGAGACTTACTTCCGTATGCCTGTTACGCGTAAATGGGTTACTCTCTCTCACACTCCTGTGCTTGAGTCTGATTTCCAATTTTCTCCTGATTACCCTTCTAATCCTGCTCTTTTCTCTAGTTTTCTTATGAATAATGAAAAGCAGCTCCATTATATCGGTTTCTTGCCTACTGATTGTCCTCTTGGAACTTTTGAATATGAAGCTATTGTTCACTTTGAAGCTGTTGGCTCTAACGTTCGTGGTCTTACTTCTACTCCTGTTGATATGCCTGGCGTATCTGTTGTTCTCAACTCTACTACTCCTCAGAATATGGCGCAGATTAACTCCACCTCTAATATTGGTTCCCTGTTGAAAGATGGGCTAGACCTTGTTTCCCGGGTTGTTCCTGAAGCTAAAATACTTTCAGATGTTGTCGGTCTTGGTACCGAAATTTATAATATAAAGGGTTATTTATAATTATTAAAAATTAAAATAAAAAAAAAAATAAAAAAAAAAAAAAAAAAAAAATAAAAAAAGATAGGAAATATATAATTAAAAATAATTAAAAAAATA